CTGTGGTAGAGTGAGTTAACGATAGAATTGGTGTAAACTGTTAGGTTCTGTCCGGATGGGTTAGATCCATATAACTTAATAAGTTCACCATTCAAAGACATAACTGGGTAGGCTACCTCTGTTGCACATCCTTGCATCATCTTGAGGTCTTCTTCAGTAAATCCAGCTTTCTTTCCAATATACTGGAATACTTTATAAGAAGCCATAACCATCCCGGCAGACATGTGTTGATCATAGGCTTTGAAATCGCCTGCTACAACACGATCGCTGCCAAACCGGATCATATGTTCGTTCAACTCGTGCCATCCTCTTCCTTGCGCATTAATTCCTACTGCGCATTCGGATACTTTGGATGACATAGATAGTAAGTGACACATGGTCAAAAAGTATTTGCGAATATTCATCTGTAATGAAACGGGAGCAGCTTGGAAGCATCTGACTTTCATCTTAGTCAACTTCGTAGGCTCATCCTTCGTACAGGTCTTGAAAATGTCGTATGATCGCTGACCTTGAAGCCACAAAGTACGGGCTCGTTGAGCTAATTTAAGTGTTTCATCATCCATAATTCTTGGAAGTGTTGCACTATCATGCTCTTCCGGGTAAATTTCCATATAATTCACTTTGGACTTATTAACTGGAAAACCCATTGAGGTAGCTGGTTTCATAGCATCGACAAATTTCATACCATCAATTCCTGATGTAGCTTCGACATCGTCCAAGACTTTCACTTTCGACAACAAGTCTTTTCCGAAGTCGGACTCAAATAGATCATCAAACCCTTGCAGGTAATCATCTACGGCCCATTGCATAACATCGGAAGGGAATTCTTGATACGCGTTGCCAACTCCGGCAATGTATTTCTGATAAGGTTCCCAACGTGGAATACCACCTGCATCTGCTGGTCTGCAATTAGCTGGTGGTCCGTGTATATTTGACTTTCCGGTTACTTCTTCAACAACTTTGGAAATAGGTGAAGTCACTACACTAGATGAAGGGCGTGGTGGAACTCCAGGAACTGTTCCATAAATATCTAATTGGGCAGATTCCTGATGATTCAAAGGTGACTTTCTTGCCAACTTATCTACTGGCGTAAAGTCAATACCGTATGATTGAGTTACCATCGCTCCGGTCGCTAATGGAGCCAAAATATGAGAACGGGATTCTAACTTCTTGATCCCCTCCATAATGGCACCGTGTGTTGTGGTAGTCAACGCTCCTTCCGGAGAATTAGAGATCCCAGCTGCATGAAAGCCTAAAATACAGGCAGCAGTAGTCTGAGAAATATGTGTTGTGCCACACTGTCCGTCAAAAGTATTCTCATCGTAGCGCACAAGTGAGCCTAAGAAACTAGCTCTTCCTGTGTTAATGTGAGTATACTTGTAAATTCGATGTTT